CCTAATTCTTATACAAGTATTGGTTCGCAGTATTCAATTTCTAATACTTATGTTGAATCAGAAATAAGGTTTGGAAATGAAACACAAAGCGGAGGGGGTTCTTATTTAGGTTTTGTTGCAGGTGGGTTAAATTCGGGTAATACAGAAAAAATGCGTATTACAAGTGCCGGCAAAGTCGGGATCGGGACAGTTTCGCCTGATGCTATATTAAATATATCAAAAACAAGTTTTTCAACAACTTTCACATCTGCTGATTCATATATTAGAATTGGTAAAGGAGAAAACGCAACAAATGGTTATCAGTTTATTGGTTTTGGTTATAACAATGGTTCAGCAGATTTAGTACCTGCTTATATTGGGTATCAACAAATTGGAACACCTGGCAATTATACTAAAGGAGATTTAGTTTTTGGAACAAGAAATGTAACAACAAATACTGCTCCAACAGAAAGAATGCGCATAGATAATTCTGGTTCTACAATTTTACAAGATGGTATTGATTACACGGTTAATGCACCAAGTCATAGGGGTGTTTTAATACTAGCTGGTCCTTCAGCGCCAACAAATTTTGGTGGTATAGAATTTCACACAAATCCTGGGGGTGGAGCAGGATATGGAAGTAAAATATATGCTTCGGATGCAACGTGGGGTGTAGCTACAAGAAATAATGCTACTGCGTTTTCAGACAGATTTGCAATATCGGGAAGTACTGGTAACGCTTATTTTACTGGTAATTTAGGGATTGGGGTGACTGGGCCTGCTGGTAAACTTCACGTGAAAGATGGTAGTGTTAATGCATTGTTTGTTACAAGTACAACTTGTGGTAATGTTGGTATAAAAACAACCTCACCAAATGCAAGTTTAGTTGTTAAAGGAAATATTAGTTATAGTTATAACAATTATAGCTCTGTAGCAAATACTTGGTCAAACGCATTAAACTTTAGTGGTTATCCAGCTGGATTATATCAAATTAATATATGTAAGCAAAGTAACGCAAGCGCATATATAATAGCTCAAGTAAAGTGGAGCGGAACTGCTGGTACAGTTATTAATACCGTAACTTCTTTTCAATATGGCATTACATTTAGTGGCACACAATTACAATCAATAATAAACACAACAACAGCGAGCTCAATAAGTGCACAATGTTTAGTGACATACGAACTTGCGTGTGTATAATTAATAAATAAATAAATAAATTAAAACAATAAAAATGGCAATTACTTACAAATGGACAATTAACCAAATGAACGCTCATATCCAAGCAGAAGGTGAAGATAACGTAATCTTTACTGTTCATTGGACATACTCAGGTTCTGAAGAATCTGGAGGAAAAACCTATTCAGCATCACAAATAGGTGCTCAAGGTTTTCAATACACATCAGGAGATCCTTTTGTGCCTTATGCAGACACTGAAGCTTTTGAAGCTGTAGTAATCGGTTGGCTTGAGGGAGCGTTAGATGTACCTTCTATGTCAGCTAGTATTGAAGCTCAGATACAAGCAGAAATAACACCAGTAAATGAAGATTTATACTTCACATGGCAAAACCCACCTGCACCACCGGTTGAATAGTGTAAGTTTTGTAAAAAACAAGTGATAGTATAACTAAACCTATATTGCTAGCGAGGCAATATTAACCAAAAATAAAGTTTAACCCTTAAAACCAAAACACGATGACTTATTTTTATTCGTTGAGCTCAAGCATGGGCCAACCACAAACACCGCAGATTACCGAAGAAACTATTAAAATCTGGAAACATTTATCCAAAAAGAAACATTGGAGAATAGTACAGTTACCTAATGGTTATTTTCAAACCGAACACCGTGACCTTGTAGAAAAAGACAAATGGTACGATGTAACAAGACGTGAAACTATGGAAGCCGCAGAAATTGCAATTGATGGTAGTGTTGATCACTATGCAAAGAAAGTAGATTTTTTAAAAGGACCTAAAGTAGTTAAGACGTTTAAATAATATCAATCAATCAAATCAAATTAAATTAAATTATGTCAAATGCAATTGTAAAGAATCTGAACTTTGGTTCTGATGCTAAAAACAATGTGTTTGCTGGTATTACAAAACTTACACAAGCCGTTAGCTCCACTCTTGGGGCTAGTGGTAAGTGTGTTATGTTAGAAGATCAAACCGGTGAACCTATTATAACGAAAGATGGTGTAACAGTGGCTGACGCTATAACACTATTAGATCCTGTAGAAAATATGGGAGCAACATTATTAAGACAAGCAGCTAGAAAAACAGTTAGAGAAGCTGGTGATGGTACAACCACTGCAACAGTTCTAGCCCATGCTATTTTAGAAGAAGCTTATAAAGTTGCAACAAAAGAAAACTCTAGAGATTTAAAAAAAGCTATAGGAACAGCAACAGATAAAGTTGTTGATTATTTAAATTCAATAGTTACTACAGTAAAAGGAGATATGATTGATCAAGTAGCTACAATATCTACTAACAACGATCCTGAACTTGGTAAAATTATTGCAGATGCTTTTAGATCGGTTGATGAAACAGGTGTTGTTATACTAGAAGTATCAGATTTACCTGAAACAGTATTTGATACAATTGATGGTATACAATATGATAGAGGATTAAAAAATATACATTTTGTAACAAACAAAGAAACTAATACATCTGAATTAGATAAACCTTTGGTACTTATAGTTGAGTCTGAGGTTGAAAATGTTAGAAAAATACAAAGTGTTTTAGAATACGCTATAAAACAAAATAGATCATTACTTATTATAGCTGATGTAGACCAACAAGTTATGTCTGCTTTAGCAATGAACAAGTTAAAAGGTAATATAAAAGTTAACTTAATTGATGCACCTGTCTATGGAGTTAATAAAAAAGAAACATTAGAAGATTTAGCTTTACTTACTGGAGCCACTGTTATAAATGAAGATCTAGGTGATGATATTGATTTAATAGGCCCAGAACATTTAGGTGAAATACAAAAAAGTGTAACAAGCCAAATGGAAACTATACTACACGTTGGTGAAGTATGTGATGAAGTTAAAGAAATAATAAAAGATTTAAAAGCCAAACTTAAAACAGCGAAGCATCCTGGTATAGTAATTAATACTGAAAAAAGATTAGCTAGGTTATCAGGTAAAGTTGCTGTAGTAAAAGTAGGGGCTAATTCAGAAGTTGAATTAAAAGAAAAGAAAGATAGAGTTGAAGATGCAATATGTGCAACTAAAGCTGCTATAAAAGAAGGTATTGTTCCAGGAGGTGGTATTGCATTGTTAAATGCTGCACAACAAGTCAAAACTTCTAATGCTTATGAAAACATACTCTTAAGAGCTATTAAGGCGCCTTTTAAGACTATTTTAAGCAACGCAGGTATAGTTAACTACAAAACATCTTTAACAGAAGGAAAAGGCTTAGATGTAGTTACAGGAAATATGGTTAATATGATTGAGTCAGGGATTATTGATCCTTTACTTGTCACAAAAAGTGCATTAAAAAATGCAGCATCTGTAGCGTCAACTATTTTATCAACCAATTGTGTAATCAATAATCTTAGAATTAATGAAGGCAATAGGGAATAATTTAATAGTTAATATGACTAAGCAAGGCGTCTCTGAAACAAAGGGAGGTCTTTTCTTAGCAGAAAAACAACGGGAGGATATAAGATATGCTGAAGGTACTGTATTATCAGCTGGAAGCAATGTTATTGGAATTAATGAAAATGATGTTATTTATTTTGATAAAAATAACTGTCATCAAATAGAAATTAATAAAGAGATATATCAAGTTGTTAACATGGCCAATGTAGTAGTTGTGCTGTGAGATTAGAAGCTAGTGACATTAGAGATTTAAATCTTTTAAAACATTACAGGATCATTAGAAAATGGGCTTGTAAAAATAATGATTTAAACGATGCAGATTTAGAATTACTTATATACTTCGATTGCATGGATCTTTTCACTAGAGAAGATTTTAAAATCGGTACATATTCTTATAGTTGGGACAACAGACGCTGGAACAGATTACTTAAAGAAGGTTGGATACTGGTATGGAGAAAACATAACCGCACAACCCAAAAGTATAATATCTATAAAGTTTCCTTTAAGTGTAAACAACTAATAAGTCGAATGTACCGTATCATGCTTGGTACTGAGGATATACCAACCTCTACCGCAAGAAATAAAATAATGAAGGGTAAAACCTATATAGACAAAGTTATGATTACGTCTATAAACAATGTTAATAAAGATAAAAACAGATAATCATGGGAAAAAAAGAAAAAAAAGTAGAAGTGCAAAAACCATCTTCAGCAATTGATATTAAAATCAAAAAACTGCAAGACGCTATTGTTAAATTACAATCTAAAAAATAGTGGATCAACAAGCTATGTTTAAATCCCTTATGGGGGGAAGTGGTAAAGCATTAAAAGCATTAACAGGATTCAAAAGAAAGCGGAACCAACCTAAAGTTGTTAAAATGGAAGATTATATAACAGATCCAGATATGTTAAAAGATCTTAATAATCCAGCTAACCAAGTACCTTTAAGTACTGTTAATACAAACCTTGAAAATTTTAGCCCAAAAGGTGATGTTTCAAGATTAGATCCAAGTTTTATGGGTAAAAATCAAATGGACAATTTTCAAAGTTTAACAGATCCATTAGCTGTAGATAGAGCTGGAAGAGCTCAAAGCTCTCAAGAACTAGATCCAGTAGGGATTAAACCAGCTATGAATCCACCGCTTGCAACACCAATAGATATAGATCAACAAGGGGTTAATAGTTTATACTCTAACAAATTTTAAAAATAATATTATGGGAAAACAACCAGGACAATACGGGCAAAATGCGATATGGGTATCAGGTTTACCTAAAGAAGGTAGAACATTAGTAAAAGGTAATTCAAGATGTGGCGATAGCTGTATTCAAGTTATGAAAGCTGATGTACCTTACAAAGCTGGACCAATAAGCTCGTTGGCAAAGTAAAAACTCACTAAAATGAGTGATAGAATAAGTGAACACATATCTCTTAAAGAAGGTATTAAATCTCACACAGCCACTAGGTTAAATATTGACAATATACCTAGAGAACTAGATTTAATTAACATGAAAACTATTGCAGAAAAAGTGTTTGAACCTCTACGTAAATGGGTGGGTGGTCCAATAGCTATTAATAGTTTCTATCGCTCACCCAAATTAAATTCTGCTATTGGCGGAAGCACAACCTCACAACATTGTATTGGCTGTGCGATTGATATAGACGATAACTACGGTTATAAAACAAATGCAGAAATGTATGATTATATTAAGAATAACTTAGATTATGATCAGATTATTTGGGAGTTTGGAACAGAAGACAACCCAGATTGGGTACATGTAAGTTACATATCTGAAGATATTAACAGAAGAAGATGCTTACAAGCTTATAAAGAAAACGGTAAAACTAAATATAAAATAATATAATGGCAAGCGAAGGACCAGCGATAAAAGAAAAAGCATACGAAAAACAAAATCGTAAAATGCGATCTAATTATACTAAAGAAACTGGTAAAAAATTAGGTAGTAGGCAAACGTCTGGAACAGGTAAGCGTAGAGTATCATTTGCTTGCAGATTTGCTGGTATGAAAGGAGCTATGAAAGGTGCTAATGGTGAGCCAACAAGAAAAGCTATGGCTTTAAAAAAATGGGGATTTGGTAGTGTTGAAGCCGCTAGATCTTTTTGTAATAAAAATAAAAATAAAAAAAAATAAAAAATGATTAGAAATTATTACACTGACTCTTACAAGTCTGGAATAGCTGTAACAATAAGTGGTGGCAACTTAAGTGATGACAACTTACTTGACGGTAGAGCTAAAGCAACAACTCCACAAGGAGCATGGAAAGAATATAATATATACATAGGTGATTCACCAACTACTTTACCAGTTACAACAACTAGTAATAATACTGTAGTTTCAAACTCTACGAATGTAGGTTTAGCTTCACCAAACGCACAGGTAAAAGCTGGTATGAGAGTAACAGGTGGTACATTGCCTGCAGCTGGTGTTTTGATAGCATCAGTTACTAATTCAAGTAATTATGTTTTAGCGTCAGCTTCAAGTATAGCCGCTGATTCAACTCTTACTTATAGCTATGATTCAGAAGCTAAAATAAAAGTACATACAATAAATAATGAAGTGATAACATTTGTAAAACCTGCTCAAGGTTTTGTACTGCCAGTTAGTGTAGTTCAAGTGTATGCCACGGGTACTGAAGGTGGAATATCAGATTTAGTAGCATTAAGTTAAAATATATAAATAAAAATAAAAAATTAAAATGGGATCAACAAAACACATTAGAAACAACGGTGAGCATTTAAACATTCATGGTCACGATAATTACCAAATGCCTGGAGCTTATAAGCAAATGGGGGATATGAATCAAAATCAACCTAGTAAAATATCAGGAGGTGCAGCTAAATATATAAAAGAAGCATACGGAGTAAATAAAATAGGTGATGATCCAGAAACTGCAGCTCAAAAAGCAGCTAGATTAGCTGCGGAAGCAAAAAATAAAAATAAAACTAGCGGAGATGTTACTTTTAAAATAGATGACAGTGGGGCTACTTTAAATAAAAGCAAAACAGTAACCTCAAGCACACCTTCTAGTTCTAGCTCACAAAGCTCAACACCAATTGTAGATAAGGGGGAGGATGTTTTTTATAACAATCTTACATCTTCTGCAAAAGATATGAGTGCTATGTCTGCAGCTGGAATTGATGTAAACGATAGAAAAGCTGTTTTAAACTATGGAAATAACAAGGCAAAAAGCATGAAATCTAGTTCTAGCTCATCTACAAGCAGCTCTTCAAGTTCTGAAAATAATCCAGTTACAATTAAATCTATTAATAGTGCTAGTAATTATGCGATGAAAGAGATGTTAGGTAATAAAAATAGAGATGTTTACGCAGGGGAAATGCAAGCTAAAAAAGACTCTGCTTCAACTTATCAACAAACGTTTAAAAACTTAATAAAAAATAATCCAAATGCAGGTTTAGGAAGTCAAGTTTTAAAAGATTTTCATGATATTGCTGGAAGATACGGTAACAAAGATGCTAATGCAACAAGGGGAAAAAATAATATACCTAAAGTAAAATCTAAAATGCAATTAAAACCTAGAACTTATGGCTATATTGGTGGTGGTCGAACAGGCGATACTACACCTTCATATAGTAATCCAGACGCTCCTGGTGGTAAAAGTAGAATCGCAAACTCTCCTACTACATACTCTAGATCAACTCCTATATATGCTGATTTCGCAAATCTTTATGGACCAGAAAATAATGGACCAAACAAAGGTATTCATAGCTCTAAAAGTAAAGGTATAAATAAAATTTTAGGAGACTTAGATAAAAGCGGGGACTTAAGCGCTTATGAAGCTAAAAGACAAGCTGCTATTGAAAAAAATATGTCTAAAGGTTCTACTAAAAAAGGATATAAACATTAAATAATTAACAACAATCAACAATCATTAACAACAAACAAAAATCAAAATTATGGCAAAATTTATCTCAATTTATTCATCAGGAGCAGGGCTTGCTGGTGGAGACATTCTAGTAAGCGGAGAAGCAACAGGAGTTGTAGCTAATTCAGCAACAGAAACTGTTATCTATTTAAAAGGTGGTACTGCAGGAGACACAGCAACTATTACTCACTCTTCAACAGGAACTGTTCCTTCCGTGAGAGATGCGATTATCTATGCATTAACAGCTAACCCAGGTGGTATTAAAGCTAAAGTTAAGCTTCCATCAGGAATAACTGTTTCAGTAGTAGCGTTCTCGTAATGAAACCAAAAGGCTTAGGTGATAAGATAGAATCTTTTACTAAAGCTACTGGAATTAAAAAAATCGTTGACACAGTTTCACAAGGTTTAAACATACCTTGTGGCTGTGAACAGCGTAAAAATGTATTAAACAAAATGTTTCCAGGAAAGTAATGGCTTTTAAACTTAAACCACCTTTTAGTAAATTTCCTACACCAATAGTTAACGTAGAGTTTGAAGAAGAAGACGTTATAGGTAGAGCTGATAAACGTGGAAATATTTTAATTAATAAAAATATAACCGATCCAGATTTAATAACTGAAACCATTAATCACGAAAATGTTCACATACATCAAATGGCTCGTGGAGATTTAGATTATGATGAAAAAGCAATGTACTGGAAGGGTAAAAAATATTTAAGATCATCTTTTAATGAAGGTGATAAAACTTTACCGTGGGAAGCGCCCGCATATAAAGCAGAATAATTATGTCTAAACCTAAAAAGAAATTTGCAGAAACTACAGTAGGTAAACTATTGTTTGGTGCTGCGTCGCTAGTTAACCCTACGTTAGGAAGTGTACTAAGCGGTGTAACTTCACCAGCTGAAGCTATTGCTGCTATAGGTAAATCCGATGTAAGTGGTGAAGACAAAATAAAATTACAACAACTTATATTCGAACAACAAAATAAAGAAATGGAAGCCGTCACTTCAAGGTGGCAAGCTGATTCAATGTCAGATTCATGGCTTTCGAAAAACGTACGCCCTATGGTTTTAGTGTGGTGTATTGTTATATTTTCAATAGCAGGATTATTAGACAGTGTAGAGTCTATACCATTTCACATAGGTGAATTATGGAATGACACATTTGAAAAAGTAATGATGGCTGTTGTTCTAGCATATTTTGGTGGACGCACGACAGAAAAGGCTACAAGTTTATTTAAAAAATAAATAAAACCTGTAACTATATTAATAAATAATTAATCAATTAAATTAAATTAAAAATGGAAATTAAAAAAGACCAATTAGAAAAAATCCAAGGCTTTCAAAAAGACTTAAACAAGTTGTTAAACGAAGTAGGATTTTTAGAAGCCCAGAAAACCTCAGTATTAGGTAAGTTTCACGAAGTAAACAAAGAAACTGAAGACTTTAAAAAAGAGTTAGAAGAAGAGTACGGATCTATCAATATTAATTTAGAAGATGGAACATATACTCCAATTGAAAAAGAAGAGGATAAAAAGGAATAATGTCATCTGTAATTAGAAAGATAAGTATTGGTTCTGACTATAAAACTGATGCTATGCACTATTCGTTAGGGCAGTCAGTATATGGTGGGCATACAATATCACATATACTTTCTGATAAAACAGATAATTCCTATAATATCTACATCAAAAAACGAGACGAAGTATTGCCGTGGAAGAAGTTTAATTCTAACATGGCAATATCAGTTGAGTATGATTTAGAATATTAGTGAAAAGTTTATTTGACTTTATCGTTGAGCCAGTTGGCCAGCGATATAATAATGATGTTAAAGTGGGTGACAAAAGCCTTATAATTAACACACAGGTAGAAACTTTTAAATCCGTAAATAATATAGCTAAAGTTATAGAAACACCTTTATCATTTAAAACTGATATTAAAAAAGGTGATTTAATAATGATTCACCATAATGTTTTTAGAAGATGGTATAATGTAAGAGGTGAAGAAAAGAATAGTAAGTCTTATTTTAAAGATGGTTTATATTTTGTTCAGTTAGATCAAGTGTATTTATATAAAAGAAAGGGTAAATGGCAAACTATTAATGATAGATGCTTTATAAGCCCTATTAAAAGTAATGACAATACAGTATCTGATCAAGAGCAATATCTTATTGGTATATTAAAATACGGTAATAGTGCATTAGAAATGTTAGGAATCAACGAGGGAGACCTTGTGGGTTACACGCCTAATGGAGAATATGACTTTGTCGTTGATGGCAAACGTCTTTATTGTATGAAATCAAATGATATTGTAATTAAACATGAACGTCAAGGAAACGAAGAAGAATATAATCCACGCTGGGCACATAGCGGTTGAAGAATTAATTAAAGTAGCTAAAGAAGCTATTGTAGATTCTGATGACGATATATCTGCTGATAGATTAAAGAACGCTGCTGCAACTAAAAAGTTAGCTATATTTGATGCTTTTGAAATACTTAACCGTATTAAAGAAGAAGAGGATATGATAAATGAAAAACCAAAAGAAGAAGTTCAAGCTAAAGCTTTTGGAGGTTTTGCAGAAAGAAGATCTAAGTAATGTATAAACAAACGTTATATAAAGTAATTGATCACATAAAACCACATGTAATAAAAAGATTAAATAAATCTAAAAAGTGGGATTATGGTTATAACAAAGAACATGATGTTATTGTTATATCTAAAACAGGTCAGATTGGCGAAGTGTATGAAATACAAAATCTTAAAATAGCATTACCAAAAGAAAACGAAGTTTTCACTGAAGCTGATAAGTGGCAAACCCACGAATACCCTAAAGCTTTAAAAAAAATTAAAACAATATTTGATTGGAAACAGTATCCAGATGATTTTAAAGAAAAATGGTATGCATATATTGATAGAGAATTTGCCAGGCGCCACGAAGGTTATTGGTTTAATAACAAGGGTAAAGCTACTTATATTACTGGTGCTCATTACATGTACCTGCAGTGGTCCAAGATTGATGTTGGGCAAGCAGATTTTAGGGAAGCAAACAGATTATTCTATATATTCTGGGAAGCTTGTAAAGCAGATACACGCTGCTACGGAATGTGCTACCTCAAAAACAGACGGTCTGGTTTTTCATTCATGGCATCTGGCGAAACAGTCAACCTTGCCACTATCTCTAGTGATGCTAGATATGGTGTCTTATCAAAATCAGGGGCTGATGCGAAGAAAATGTTTACCGATAAAATCGTACCCATTTCCGTCAACTACCCGTTTTTCTTCAAGCCAATTCAAGACGGTATGGATAGGCCAAAAACAGAACTTGCATACAGAGTTCCTGCTAGCAGATTTACAAGACGTAAAATAGACAGTAACGAACAGTTAGAGGAATTAAAAGGATTAGATACAACTATTGACTGGAAAAATACAGGAGACAACAGCTATGATGGTGAAAAATTAAAACTACTTGTACACGATGAATCTGGTAAATGGGAAAAACCTGACAACATATTAAACAACTGGAGGGTTACAAAAACTTGTCTAAGATTAGGTTCTAGAATTATAGGTAAGTGCATGATGGGTTCAACGTCAAATGCTTTAGATAAAGGAGGTAGAAATTATAAAAAATTATATGATGACTCAGACGTTACCAGAAGAAACCGCAATGGGCAGACTAGCTCGGGATTATATAGCTTGTTCATTCCTATGGAGTGGAATTACGAAGGATACATTGATTCTTATGGATTACCTGTCTTTGAGACACCCAAAGAAAAAAAGACGGGACCTGATGGCTTCCCGATTGAAATAGGTGTAATAGAACACTGGGAAAATGAAGTAGATGGCCTTAAGAACGATCCTGATGCGCTTAATGAATTGTATAGACAATTTCCACGTACTGAGAAACATGCATTCAGAGATGAAACAAAACAATCACTGTTTAATCTTACAAAGATCTATGAACAAATAGATTACAATGAAGATTTAAAACACTCTAATGTTGTCACACAGGGTAATTTTCAATGGGAAGGTGGGATTAAAGATACAAGTGTTATGTTTGTTCCAAGTAAACAAGGTAGGTTTTATGTTTCATGGGTACCAAACAAAAATCAACAAAATAGAGTTCTTATAAAAAATGGTAGAAAGTTTCCTGGCAATGATCACATGGGTGCTTTTGGTTGTGACAGTTATGATATATCAGGGACAGTTGATGGTAGAGGATCAAAAGGATCACTACATGGTTTAACTAAGTTTAGTATGGAAGACGCTCCACCTAACTTATTATTTTTAGAATATATAGCTAGACCTCAAACTGCTGAAATATTTTTTGAAGATGTACTTATGGCTTGCGTATTTTATGGCATGCCTATACTAGCAGAGAATAATAAACCTAGACTGTTATATCATTTTAAAAGAAGAGGTTATAGAGGTTACTCTATGAACAGACCAGATAAAACAATACATAAGCTATCTGTAACAGAAAAAGAAATAGGTGGTATACCTAATTCAAGTGAAGACGTTAAACAAGCGCATGCTGCTGCTATTGAAGCCTATATAGAGATGTTTGTTGGATATAACAATGAACAATACGGGACAATGTATTTTCAGCGTACGTTAGAAGACTGGGCTGCTTTTGATATAAACAATAGAACAAAACATGATGCATCAATAAGCTCTGGTCTAGCAATCATGGCTTGCAATAAAAACAAATATAGACCCGTTGCTGAGGTTATAAAACAACCTGTAAATTTAAACTTTTCTAAGTATGATAATAGAGGCAGCGAATCAAAAATAATTAATAGATGAAATTAAACACTGGTGTTAATAGTGCGTTTCCTGATCAGATGGTATCTGAAGAGGAAAAGAGATCTTTAGAATATGGTTTAAAAGTTGGGCAAGCTATTGAATATGAATGGTTTAGAGGTGGTAGAGTAAATGGTAGTAGATGGAATACAGGTTATCAAAATTTTCATAATTTAAGATTATACGCTAGAGGAGAACAAAGTGTTCAAAAATATAAAGATGAATTATCTATTAATGGTGATTTGTCTTATTTAAATTTAGACTGGAAACCAGTACCTATTATACCTAAGTTTGTAGATATAGTTGTAAATGGTATAGCTGCTAAAGATTATGACATTAAAGCTTACTCACAAGATCCAGGTTCTTTAAAAGAAAGAACTACATATGCTACAAGCATTATGGAAGATATGTATTCTCAAGATTTAATAAATACAGCAAAACAATTAACTGGTCAAGACTTTTCAAGTTCTAATATTCCGCCTATAGATCTTCCTAGAACACAAGAAGAACTAGAATTACACATGCAATTAAGCTACAAGCAGGGTATTGAAATAGCTGAAGAAGAAGTTATAGACAATATATTAGCTAATAATAAATATCATTTAACTAAAAAAAGAATTATTGAAGATGTTGTTACGATAGGTGTTGGCGCTTCTAAAACTAGTTTTAATAAAGCTAATGGTGTTATTGTTGACTACGTTGATCCAGCTAATTTGGTTTATTCCTACACTAATGATCCTAATTTTGAAGACGTATATTATGTTGGTGAAATAAAGTCTATGACTTTAGCTGAAATTAAAAAAAGATTTCCATATTTAACTGATCAAGAATTAGAAAAAATGGTTAAATATCCCGGTCGTGATGGTTATATAGCTAATCCTAATTACGATAATGATTTAGTTCAAATATTGTTTTTTGAATACAAAACATTTATTGATCAAGTTTTTAAAATAAAACAAACTGAATCTGGATTAGAAAAAACAATTGAAAAACCTGATTATTTTAATCCTCCACCAAGTGATAATTTCAATAGAGTGTCAAGATCAATAGAAGTTTTATTTAGTGGTGCTAAAGTTATGGGTGTGCCACAAATGTTAGAATGGAAACTTGCTGAAAATATGACAAGACCTAATAGCGATTCTACTAAAGTTAAAATGAATTATACTATATGCGCACCTAATTTATACCAAGGTCGTATTGAATCACTAGTAAGTAGATGTACAAGTTTTGCAGATATGATACAATTAACATCGTTAAAACTACAACAAGTGATTCAACGTATGGTTCCAGATGGTGTATTTGTAGATGTGGATGGTTTAGCAGAAGTTGATTTAGGTAATGGTACTAATTATAATCCACAAGAAGCTTTAAACATGTATTTCCAAACTGGTAGTATTGTTGGTAGAAGTTTAACACAAGATGGAGATCCTAATAGAGGTAAAGTGCCAATACAAGAGTTGCAAACATCCAGTTCTAACGGAAAAATACAGTCACTTATTGGAACATATCAGTATTATTTACAAATGATAAGAGATGTAACAGGACTAAATGAAGCGCGAGACGGCAGTTTACCAGACAAAGACGCTTTAGTCGGCTTGCAAAAAATGGCTGCCAACGCTTCAAATATAGCAACTAAACACATATTAGATGCGATACTTTATTTAACTGTAAGAAATTGTGAAAATATTTCCTTAAGAGTTGCGGATGCTTTAATGTTTCCTTTAACAGCTAATTCATTAAAACAAAGTATTTCTATTTATAATGTAGAGACTTTAAAAGAAATAAGTCAATTAAATCTTCACGATTTTGGCATATATTTAGAGTTAGAACCTGATGAAGAAGAAAAAGCTCAATTAGAGCAAAACATACAAATAGCTTTACAAAATCAAGGTATAGATTTAGAAGATGCTATTGATATTAGACAAATTAAAAATCTTAAGCTAGCAAATCAAATGTTAAAACTTAAGAGAAAACAAAAACAAGAAAGAGATAAAGCTAATCAACAACAAATGATTCAAGCACAAGCTCAAGCTAATATGCAACAATCTGAGCAAGCAGCTATGAATGAAGTTGAAAAACAACAGGCATTGGCTCAAACAGAAATACAAATAGAGCAAGCTAAGTCTCAGTTTGAAATACAAAGAATGGAGCAAGAAGCGTTAATTAAAAAACAATTAATGGCTGAAGAATTTCAATATCAACTACAATTAGCTCAAGCTAAAGTTGGTAGAGATAAAGAAAAAGAACAGTTTATAGAAGATCGTAAAGATAAAAGAACTAAAATACAAGCAACACAACAATCAAAAATGATTGAACAACGTCAAAATGATTTACTACCTACAGATTTTGAATCTGCCGGTAATGATAACTTAGGCGGATTTGGTTTAGAGCAGTTTATGCCTCAATAAACCTATTTATTAATTTTTATTATATTATATTATGTCAGAACAAGTAAAAGAAGAAGGCTCTTTTAAAATAAAAAAGAAGCCTAAACAACTGGTAAAAAACGATATTATTAAAGTCGATTTATCAAAACCTAAAACAGAAGAAACAGATGCCATTCAAGTCGGAGAAACAAAGAAGGTGGTTGTGGAAGAACAAACCGGAGATAGCCTTAAAGTGGACGAGCAAGTATCAGAGCCCAGCCCAGTTTCTGAAATTAAAGAAGAAGTAAAACCTATTGAAGAGGTTGTTGAAGAAGAAATAATACAGCTAGGTGAGAAAATTGAAGAAAAAGTTATTGCTCCTACGCCCGAAGAGGCAAGAGAAGTAGCTAAATTACCTGAGAACATCGAAAAAGTCGTAGACTTTATGAAAGAAACAGGTGGAACATTAGAAGATTATGTTAGATTAAACGCTGACTACACCAATGTAGATAACGATACTCTTTTAAGAGAGTATTACAAACAAGCCAAATCACACTTAGATTCAAGTGAAATTAACTTTTTAATTGAAGATAATTTTTCATATGATGAAGAAGTGGACGAGGAACGTGAGATTCGTAAAAAGAAACTTGCGTATAAAGAAGAGGTTGCTAAAGCCCGAAAGCATTTAGATGGTTTAAAAAGTCAATATTACGAGGAAATCAAGTTGAGACCTGGTATTACACGAGACCAACAAAAAGCTATGGACTTTTTCAATCGCTATAATGAAGAGCAAAACACAGCTCAACAACAACATGAGGATTTTAAATCTAATACTAAAGATTATTTCACTAATGATTTCAAAGGTTTTGACATCAGTGTTGGTGAAAAGAAATTTAGATACGGTGTTAAAAATCCTATTGAAGTTGCAACTAAACAATCGAATATTACAAACACAATTAAGAAGTTCTTAGATGATAAAGGTAATGTAAAAGATGTTAAAGGTTATCACAAAGCTATGTATGCCGCTGAAAACGTTGACAAAATAGCACAACATTTTTATGAGCAAGGTAAATCCGATGCTACTAAAGATCTTGTTGCTAAGTCTAAAAACATATCCGAGGATGTTAGGCCAGCGCCTACCGGAGACGTATTTGTTGGTGGATTGAAAGTTAAAGCTATAAGCGGTCTTGATTCTTCGAAACTGAAGATTAAAACAAGAAAATTTAACTA